TGCAGTATTGAATACAGCGCGTGCAAAAACATAATACGGGTAATCCCCCGCCCATGTTCGGGCAGTGTTGTTGACCGTCGTTGTGTTTGACGCAAAACGGTAGCTCGCTTGAGTTGAGTTGGATCGGGTTCCTCCTAAAAAGCCTGACCCTAAAGTGGTTCTGATTAGGTATCCCCATCCATGACAGAAAATGTCAGTTTTAGAAATGTAGGTTCCCGCATAATTTGCACCCGCTGTGCCACCGATTGATCCAGCGTAAACGCTTGTGTTGCTTGCTACCGCCGTCACGTTAATAGCGATATGCGAATCGCTTGCATCGTCTGAATTGGTTAATCTGTTTGAATTTAAATATTTTGTTGAGCCATTCCCTTTTAAGCCAGTCGCTCGATCGTAATCACCGCTGACGAAATTGTTGTTGGTCGGCGCAGAACCGACTAACGGGACTAGCGCACCAGCGAGAGTGCGTGCGCCAGCTAGGATGCAGGATGCTTTGAGTGCGCTCCAGATGCCGTCAGCTTTACAACCGACGATGAAGTCTGTGAATGCCGTGGCGACACCTTCTTCAAGCGATTGGCCGTCTGCTGCTTCAACGGCGGCGATGTAGGCTAATGCGTCGGCGTCTTCTGACGGAACTATTGGAGCAAACCGATATGGATTGATCAGAAGCATTAGGCGCGTGTTCCGATGAGCCAAACCTTGAGTCCTGCTCCCGCTGTAGTGCTGCCTACTTGATCGATGTCGATTGTGATTTCAGAATCGTCGGCAATAGCGGTGTCAGAGATGACTGCGGATGTGGCTGCTGTTGTTGATGTTTTCTCCGAAGCGTCGATTGAAAGTTTGGTGGAAAGAATGGATGCGCCACCTTCGTTGATGTCCACGATTATAGTAGAACCAACTGGTGCTGTTGTTACGTTTGCACGGACTGCTGTTAGCGTAATAGCACACGGAGCGCGAAAGGTGACTTTAGCTGTTCCAGTAGTGAGTGCTGTAGTCTCGTCAGAACAAGCAAGTCCAATTTCGATTGGCGTGCTTCCTCCCCCACCGATTTCTTGAATCGCCCCAGAGCTTGGGTGGCGTGCGTAGAGTTTAGCGTCAGCGTGATTTATGCAAATCTCCCCTAATGCAAGATCGCTTGTCGTTGGGACTTTTGCTGCGACTGTGCTTTTCTTCGGGACAATGATTGGGTTAGCCATTATAGAATGGTTGCCCCCGTGGGTATTACCCCACGGAGGACTTTGTTGTTGTTAATTAGTAAGTTCCACCATCGATGGTTGTCTCAAGCGCACTAACACGGGTGTCAATGGCAGAGATGTCACCTTCGGCGGTAGTAAGGCGGGTGTCGAGCGCACCTTCAGCGGCGAGAGCGCGAGTCTCTTCGGCACTAACGGCAGCGATACGAGCAGTCTCTTCAGCACTAATTGCAGCGGCATTAACGCCTTCAGCGGCAGTAGCGCGGGTAACTTCTGCGTCGATGTTCGACTGAAGTGTGGTGTCAGCAGCAGCGCGATCAGAAACCTCTTGAGCGAGGGCTGCGTTGTTGCTTGTTACATAGCTAGCAAATGCGCTATCGTTATCTGTATCAATGGAATTGATGAGAGTAACGATTTCGGCAAAGCTGTCTTTGTCAGCGTCAGCAGCAGAGAGGATCGCGTCAATGCGAGCTTTCTCGGTGTCGATAGCAGACTGGAGAGCAGTGTTAGCTGTGCCAACAATGCCGTCAGCGTAGGTCTTGGTAGCGAAGGTTCCCTCACCGCCGATGACGAAAGGCACGGAGCTATTGTCGCCAACGAAGAGGTTCTTGTTTGTGATGTCGATAGCCAACTCACCTGCGGACAGGCTTGTTGGCGTTCCTACACCGCGTTTGATTTTAATAATAGGATTAGCCATAGTATTTTTTTGTTTTGTTGTTTGTTTTGTTTTTAAGGAGTAAACTCTCCTCCGTCATCAACTTGCTCAAATTCTCCTGCGTCGATTTGCTCTGGCAATTGAATTGTTAGGTCGTTAATTGCGGAAAGGATTTCATAAAGCTGACCATCAACAGTCATGTCTTTGAAACAATCTTTGTTAATTATGTCTGCCATGTTTTTGTTATAAGTTATTGTTATTTTAGGTCAAGCGATCTGGTGAACATTCACAATCACGCTTGGCGTTTCTGGAGTGCTTGGAGATACTTGCGCTGGAAATTCTTCTAAAGATAATTGTGTGCTATTTGCGTTCCAATAAATCTCTACATAATCTCCAGCAGCTTGTGCAGCACCAGTTAGTTCAAAGTTTGCTACAAGATAGCTTGGCAATCCAGAGTTCTTGCGGGGAGCCATGTCGAACCTTGTTGTGCTATTCGGGTAGTTGTTCCCATTATACTTCAGCCAGCAATCAAATGAATGCACAGCATTGTCTGGGTTGATTACCTGCAACGAGAATGCCAAGCTGTATATGCCAGGATTTGCAAACGTGATCTTTGTTCCATCTACAATGCTGACTCCATTTGCGATATACTGCGAGTTTATCGATACGGCTTGTGGTGTCCCAAGAACCGCGAATGGTTGATCGGTCGTATCGTAGAATGCTCCATAACTTCTTCCAAACGGATCGTATGATTGAAGTTTGTTAAGAATCTCCCATAACTGATTGTCTATGGTTAGGTCTGTAAAGCAGTCTTTTTCCATTATATTAAAGGAGGTTGATTCTTATATGGGTGTCCCGCTGGAAGACTTGATACCAATCCCCACTTCCATGCTAGGTATCCTTCTACTCGTTCCTGCTGTGAGTTATCAGCGAATCCAATGATTTCTGCAAAGTATCCATCAAGGTCGAACTGCTCGTTTTCGTTATGTCCCAAACTCAAAATTTGAAAAGGATTTGGCCCGATATTCCCAGATACCTGTTGCGTTCCATCTATTCTCACCAATGAATTTGTTGAGTTGATTTGATTTACAATTATGAAAGGTTGATTAGCTGAAATAGTATTGTTTGGGGAAAGTTGAGTAAATCCAGCATTCAACTGATACCGATCAGAGCTATCTCTTCTTGCATAAATTCTTGGGTCTAAAGCAGACTCAGTTCCCGCAAAATAAAATTCTTGTGGGTATGTTCCCGCAGGACTGTCATGGTAAACTATGAATGCAAAATTTAGAGGAGTCGCAGATTGGTTGTATGAGAAAGAAGTATTCTCAATGCAATTGTTTCCAGTCCACTCTAATACATTCATCCCATTCAGAAAACGAGTTCCGATCAATGGTGGGTTCTGTCCAACTATGGGAGTAAGAGTGTAGTTATTCCCACTCTTGTCATCTACTTGAGTTACATTTGAACCGCTCGTTGTGATTGTATCGGCATCGCTAGGATCATACCAGAACACCGTTGGTATCTGGCTGGGATTCCATAGTGCGCCACCACTCACAGCAGAATAGATTTGCCAGAGTTGTCCGTTAAGCGTTAGATCATTGAAGCAATCGCGTGAAATCAATTCTGGCACATAGAACTTCTGCGATAATGATACAAGAACATCATACAACTGGTTGTCAGTTGTCTTGTTGATAAAGCAATTTCTTTCCTCTACGGCCATTGGACAAAATTATATTGTGGCGCAAAGGATTGAACTCCGCGCCATTATCGTTTCCGATAATTAAGGTGCAGGCGTTAGCGCAGCAGCCAGAGCAGCGTTGACGTGATTGTATTGGTCAGATTCGGTGATCTGAACAAAGCAGTTCTCAGTCATTGGTTCCACAACACCGCCGATAGTGGCTAATGCAATGTAGAACTGATAGAGACGATGCGCGTCATTCATCGCGTCATAGCAACCAAAGCTAACTGGAGTAATGCCAGCAATGCCGGAAATTGTTAGAAGAAAGGGGTATGTGCGATCCCTGTAAGGAATATCTGTAAAACAAGCCATATTTTAGAAAATTGTTATGCCCAAGTAGAGGAGGCGGGAATTACCCCGCCTCCCCTTGAGCGTGGAGGTTACGGAGTTGGTGAACCCACACCAGCGCAGTTGTAGCAATCCGTAGGATCGGTGGTTGGTGTGTAGTCGTTCAACGGGCAGCAGGAACCATAGAGGTTCTTGGTCTTCGGCAACCTGTGGAGGAAGCAGTGCATGAGGGTCGGGTCTTTGACCTGAGCCGCGAGACGGAACTGGGCTTGGTAGTAGCCCATCTTACGCCAGCGGTTGCACTCCCAATCTGGGTTCTTCCACTCCCAGTCACCAGCGTAGTTTTGGCCCATCATCTGAGCTTGGCTGTAACCGTTGGAGGAAGGCATTGTCCACTTGGTCATCGCTTTGTTGACCATCGCAACGGAAATGGCGAAGTCGGCTTCGGCATAGTCGCGGTTGGGAACATACGAGCAGCCGTTCTCCTGCACCACTTTGACGTAGCGAGGAACACGAACGAGCTTGGCCCATGTGGTTGGATCGGTTGGGCTGAATGGATCAACGGGCTGATCAGCAGTCGGGGCTGCATTGAAGCGAGCGGCGTTGATGTCATACCCGAAGGCGTAGTCACCGATAACGCGGTTGACACCCAGCTTGAGGCTGGAGAGGCGAGCGTCGAAGTCGGTGTTTGCATCCCAGTATCCGTTGTTGCGCTTGGCTTGGAAGTAAAGCGCACGGCCAACGCGAGGGTCGGGGATAACGATGTCAAGAAGCTGCATACCAGTAGCTTCGGCAATGTCGAGACGGAACGCATCGTCCTCGTTTTGGAGGTCGATAAGAGCGTCATCGAGAAGGTCGAGCGAGAGGTAAGCGATCTTAGGAAGATCGGCAACGGCGAGTTTGACGCGCAGTTCGCAGAGGTTGTATCCGCTGTTGCTGTCAACTTCGTTGTCGAGGGTAGGAACGAACCATGCTTGGTCATCAACCAAACCGCAGTAGGTTCCGTCATCCGTGGTCACGCCGAGCCACTTGTGTCCTGCACCGCCGATGTAGTTGGCGCGAAGGAACTCTTCGTGGACGTTCTTGGTGATACGGGCGTTGGACTCTTCAAACTGAAGGATTTCCTCAGCGGGGAAGAGGCGATAGAGAAGGCTCTCAACGCAGATCCAGTCGGTGTGCATCTCTTTACGGAGAAGCTCGAAAGTGTAGCTCTCGGTGCCAGGACGCTGAACGACTTCGCTCAGAGTTGAGCAGCTATCGGTTTCGCAGTATCCGTCAACGATCTTGCGGAAAGGCGTGCAAGGATCGTGGAATCCGCGACCGAAGCGGAATGCCTTCTGCTCGGTGGTGTGGTTGAGGGGCCAAGGTTGCTCCTCGAAACGGGTGAAATACGTGGAGTTCGTGACTAGCTTCTTAACATAAAGGTCGTTGAAGTATTCACGCCCCTCACGGAAAAAGCTGTCCAACTCTTCGCACGAATTGAATTGAATCATGTCTGCCATAAGTTGTGTTTTGTGTTTGTGTTTGTTGTGTTTGTGTTCCCACTTGACAAACACAGAGGAATGCCAAGCGAGTGCTTGGTTTCCTCTGCTGGAATCGACCCAGAGATTTGGCTTGCGCCACTGTCCAGAATACCGCTTTTCATGCGAGGTCGGAAACTCGCCAGTCTGGGTGCGACTGAATCCCTAATTGCTCACGCTTTCGGATTTCCCATTTCGCAACTCTTACTATTATTGCTTCAATCTGTCAAGCAACAAAATGAACAGGGGGAGTAGATTTTTCTTCTACTCCCCCTTCAGCACTATGACCAGGGTTGGGCGTTATGCGGTAACTACTCGCCTGCCTTCTGGAGTGAAGCGAGCGAGCTTTGCCGCCAGTCCCTCAGACACACTCATCCTGCGTTGCTGAGAATCTGATGCTTTAGGTGAACTATCCAAGCGTGAAGCTCCCTTCATCTTGTTAATATAATCATCCTTTTCTTTTAACATCTCAGCCTGCGCCTTAACAAGAGCTTGTAGCTTCTTGTAGTTGCGTCCTTGGTGGATCAACCTGTTCATGTCATCCACGGATGCAGGTTCTTCCGATTGTTGGGTGGCGGCGAGGGCAATAGCATCATCCTTCGCGGTATCAAAGGTAATGCTCTTTTCCTTCATGTAATGTGCAATGTCTTCTGGAATGCTAATCTCACTATCAACTTCTTCCATCTGACGCTTGTAACTATCTCTCCATGTATTGATAAACTTGGAGCGTGTTTCCACTTCTTTTTCTTTGGCCTTGCGGGTCAATTCGTTCTTCGTTGTCTGCCAGTCAAGAACTGCATTGCTATGCGCTTGCGTGGCTTTCTCGAAATTTTTAACAGCATCAACGAACCTTACTTGGTTGTATGTATCAAGTGAGTTGGTTAGCTCTTTGAATGCTTCATTCTTTTCGCTGATTGCTTCCTTCCTTGATTCCTCTGTCTGTGCAGAGAATGATGCAGCATTGGCGGCGACTGCCCTGTTGAAGATTGCAATAAGCTGCGGATCATCACCGACAATATCTTTAGCTTCTGTATATGACTGCTGGATAGGAGCAATATACTTGTCTTGGAAGTCTTGGCTTTGCGTGATGTCGTGGAACTCTACTCGCTGGCGAAGTTCTTGGATCTCTTTTGTTAATTGGGATTCCAATTCCGCTTTTGCATCATTCGCTTGGTTAAGCTGTTCTTGGTAGTGGTTAGCCTCCTGCGTGGTCTGACTGTTCTTAACCAGTTCCTCAAGCTCGGCAATCTTGCTCGTATATTTTGGAACCTCCTCAGATTTGAATTTCTCCAACTCTTCTTTGAGACGCTTGTTCTCTTCGATCTGCTTCTGCACAAACCCTGGCTTCTTCTTCTCTGGCTGGATCAGAGGCTTCTTTTCCTCATTATCGGAATCGATAACATCTTCAACAACATCTTCGGGAGCATCCCCAGCCTCCGTT